CTAATCCTCTATCTGGATTCAAAAACATGGGTACTATGAAAAATAACTGGGGGTAAACCAGTTTAAATTAGGGGGTCTGCTGTATCAGCAACCAATAATACAATAATGAGGTTGATATGGCTTATTCTGGCAACATTGCTGTCAAGACATTTAATGCCCTGAAAGTAGTTGATCATGCTTTCAGACGATGTCGCATGCCTGCGCAAGCCATCACTTCTGAAATGCAGGAATACGCATTAGATTCATTGTCCTTCTTTTTAGATGAGTTGGCAAATATAAAAGCACCAAGCTGGTGTATAGAAAAACAACTTCTTCCTTTTTACGAAAATAACCCCATATCCACTTTACCTAAGGGTACTATTGACGTATTAAATTTAAACTTAATGACTCTCCAAGAATTAAGTGGAACAGTAACGTCCTTAAATACTTCTTATACAGTTAATTTCACTTCACCTACTATAGTAAATTTTATTGGAGTTAAATGGTCTGCCACGGCAACTTCATTGACTTTTCAAACGAGTCCTGATAATGTCACATGGACTACAGTGGGTGCCTCTGACAGCAAAAATTTAACTACTGCAGCTTTGGCTACAGCAGGTGACATTGTTTGGAGTGAAATAGAGGGAGCATTATCAAAACAGTATTTTAGAATAATACCTACTGATGGTGCGACTACTATAGCGTATACTACCATAACTCTGGGTAACATGCCTTCATCAATACCCATGGGCGTGTTAAGCAGGGATAATTACGTTAATCAAAGTAATTTAACTTTTTCCGGAAGACCTACGAGTTTTTATTATCAACGTAATGTTGCTCAACCAGTAGTTAATTTATGGCCAGCTCCAGATTCAGCATCTGAAAAATATGTAATGACGCTGTGGAGACATCGTCAAATAATGGATACTGACAATTTACAGCAAGAAATAGAAATACCTGACAGATGGTTAGAAGCCATCGTAAATGGTCTAGCTGCCAGAGTATGTATGGAAACTCCTGCAGCGACTGCAGATCTTATACCTATATTAGAAGCGAGAGCTGAAAGAAGCATTCAAAGAGCATGGGATGGAGATAATGATGGTTCTCCGATACAAATTAATCCTGGTATAGGAGTTTATACAGCATGAGCTTGTATTTAGATCCTACAGGACAAACTACTTTTGGTATAGGTATTTGTGCGCGATGCTCTAAAAAGTTGTTTTTAGCTGAGCTCCATCCTGATCCTAATTTTCCTGGTTTGATGGTATGTGAAGCAGATAAAGATGATTATGATCCTTATTTACTGCCTCCTAGAAGACCTGATCAAATTGTACTGCCATTTAATCGCCCTGATACGAATATAGACACTCACCCTGCTGGTCTTATTCAAGAAGCTGGTGATGAATTCATTATTCAAGAAGATGGCAATAAATATTTGGAGATTGAATAATGTCTGATGTACCAAGTAATTTAATACCTAGTAGGGTAACGCAGCTCCCAACTGCCCCAGTAGCGTCTCCTGATGGACTTTTATTGTTCACATACCAAGGAGTGAGTTATCAGGTTCGCGCTGGGGATCTTCTTCAAGTTAGTGGAGTTCCTACGACTCGGCAGGTTATAGCGGGAACAGGCATGACTGGAGGCGGTCAGCTTACTTCAGACGTTACTTTAAGCATCGCTAACGATGGGGTGGGAACAGCGCAACTTGCCTCCTCAGGAGCTACTCCAGGGACTTACGGAGATGGTGACAATATACCTGTCGTCACTGTAGATGAAACTGGAAGAATAACTGCGGTTACTGAAATAGCATCTTCAGGATCAGGCACTGTTCCCGTTACTCGACAAGTGATTGCGGGTGACGGTTTATTAGGAGGCGGTAGCCTCGGTAATAATATAACCCTAAGTGCTAATTTTGAAGATAGCATCCCTTTAGTAACCACCACTGGAGGATCTGCAGGTACATCAATTGAGCTTTCTAGAGGAGATCATAGGCATCCTCCAGTTAATCTTGCTAATCAAGATGAAATAGATGGAACTTTACCCATAGATCAAGGAGGTACAGGTAGATCTAACACTGCTGCTCCTGGCTCTATAGTATATGGTGGTGGAAATGATATGGCTTTCGGTTCTCAAGGACTGGCAGGTCAAGTATTAATTTCAGGAGGAGCAGGTGCTTATACATGGGGTTCAGCACTAATACAAACTGATCAACCTGCTAATGTGGTGTTTTCTGGACCTGCTTCTGGCGCAGATGCGCCCACTGGTTTTAGGTCCTTGGTTAACGCTGACTTACCTAATTCTGGAGCAAGTGCAGGAACTTATGGTTCGGCTACCGCTATACCAGTCATCACAGTCGACGCTAAAGGTGTTGTAACTGGCGCGACGACTACTTCATTTCAAAGTGGTTTAAGTTTCCAGGGGACTTGGAATGCTTCCACAAATACTCCTACTTTAGCTTCAGGCTCAGGTACTGCAGGTTTTTATTATATTGTTAGCGTAGCAGGGACTACTAATTTAGATGGAGTTACAGACTGGCAAATAGGAGATTGGGCTGTATTTAATGGAACAGCTTGGCAAAAACTAGATCAAACAAACAGTGTGACATCTGTTAATGGTCAAACAGGTGTCGTTAATTTAACTAAAATAGCTAATGTTGAAGGTGGTGCAGCCAATAAAATAGTATTTAATACTGCAGCTGATACGACATCATTTATTGATGCTCCTGCGGCTTCAAATAGATTTTTGAAATGGAATGGTAGTGCATTTGAATGGGCTTCAGCAGTTGTAACTGCAGTTAGTGCCTTCAGCGCAGGAACCACTGGGTTCACACCAAATAGTCTAAGCACTGGGGATGTGACTCTTGCTGGAACATTGACTCCTGCTCATGGCGGTACAGGATTAACCGCTGCAGGAACTTCCGGTAATATTTTAACCAGCAACGGCTCCGCATGGGTTTCACAGGCTCCGACAGCTGGGGTAACAACAGATGATGTTATAGCTTTAGCTGTGGCGTTGGGATAAGGAGATAAAATGGCGAACGCATTTACGAGAAAAGTTTCCAGAGATATAGGCACTGCTTTAACTGCGGTGGGATCTTATACTGTAGGGGCTTCAACTCAAACCACTGTAATTGGCTTAACGGTAGCTAACACGAGCGCGTCAGCAGTGAGTATTGACGTTACTTTAAATGATGGTGCCAACGACACTTATTTAGTTAAGGACGCTCCGGTTCCCGTAGGAGGAGCTCTGGTACCCATAGGAGGTAACCAGAAAGTTGTTTTAATAACTGGAGACTCAATAAAAGTTAACTCAAGTGCGGCATCATCAGTTGACGCTGTCTTATCAATCCTGGAGATAACATAATGTCTAATCCCTATATTGGTAATTCACCTACAGACATACCATTAACTACTGATCAATTAGCTGACGGTATAGTCACTACGCCAAAATTAGCTTCGCCCATAGCGCCTACGATTGTAGGAGGAACTATAAATAACACTCCTATAGGCGCGACAACCAAAAACACTGGTGCTTTTACTACAGTGACTGCGACAACTGGTATTTCAGGAGGTACTTTCTAATGATGCTAACCAACAGAAAAGGAGCACAACATGGCTGAAACTGGCTATACACCAATACAACTTTATCGTTCGGCAACAGCTTCAGCAGCTCCAGCTGCTGGTAACTTACTTGACGGTGAGCTAGCGTTAAATACTAACGATGGTAAATTATATTACAAAAACTCAGGGGGAAGCGTGGCCGTCTTGGCTGACGGCTCACTCCCAGGCACAGGTACTGTGACCTCTGTTGGCGGTACAGGTACGGTCAACGGTATAAGCCTGAGTGGTACTGTAACTACCTCTGGTAATTTAACCCTTGGCGGTGCGCTATCTGGTGTTGATTTAACCTCACAAGTTACAGGTACACTTCCAGTCGCCAATGGAGGTTCAGGAGCCGCGTCTTTAGCTGTTAATAATGTAGTGCTTGGTAACGGCACTTCCGCTGTTCAAGTTGTAGCCCCTTCTACATCAGGAAACGTATTAACTTCTGACGGAACTACGTGGACTAGCACCGCTCCGGCAGCAAGTGGTATATCAGCAGGATTAAGCATCGCTTTGGCGATGGTAATGGGATTCTAGGAGAAACATAATGGCAAACCCAAACATCGTCGCCGTAACGAGTATATACGGCAAAACAACTTACTTATCACCCTCAGCTACTACTTCAGTAGTTCTTCTACCGAACGCAGCTTCAAGTGGTAAAGTTTTTAAAATAAATCAAATCGTTGCTGCTAACAAAGACGGCACCAATGCGGTAGATTGCACTGTTGATATTTACAGCAACGGGGCGGTGGCTCAAGGTTCTGCTCCTTCTGGTGGCACGGCGTACCCTATAGTTTCTACAATATCAGTGCCTGCTGACGCCACGCTAGTAGTCACTGATAAAACTACGGCTATTTATCTGGAAGAAGGTACTTCCATTGCGGTAACTTGTGGAACGGCAAATGGTATTACGTTTAGTGTGAGTTACGAGGAAATATCTTCTTAAGGAATGAAACATGTCTAAACGTATAGGCGGCTTTATAGGCCAAGACGGGATAAATGCACCCGATCCAGCGACAGGTGTCACGGGTGCGTCTGGGGACGGGCAGGTCGAGGTTAGCTTCACTACGCCAAGCGATGTTGGTGGTGCGGCGATTACTGAGTATCGGGTGACGGACAGCACTGGCGCTCATACGAATTCTGGTTCTGCATCCCCTGTTACAGTCACTGGCCTCACCAACGGCACAAGCTACACGTTCAACGTATGGGCGATCAATGCGTTTGGGTGGTCTAGCCCTAGTGATGCGAGTGGTGGCGTTACGCCTTCCTTTTCACGAGGTGTGTTTGCAGGTGGTTATGCTGCTCTTAATACGATGGATTACATCGACATTACAACCACAGGTAATGCAACAGACTTTGGCGATCTTTCAGCAGGCGGGACAGACTTATCAGCGGCATCCAGTTCTACCAGAGGTATCATTTCTACGTTTAGAGAAAGCGGAACACAATCCACTAATAGAGCTGACTACATAACAATAGCATCTATAGGTAATGCGACAGACTTTGGAAATTTAACGCTATCAAGGACAGGTGGCATGGGCTGTTCTAATGATACACGTTCTGTCTTTCAAGGTGGCAAAAGTGCATCGACATCATATAATACCATAGATTACTTCACTACTGCATCAACGGGTAATGCGACAGACTTTGGCGATCTTACAGAGGATCGTGGTTCAATGCATGATGGGACTGTTAATAGCACGACAAGAGGGATTGCGGCTGGCGGTTATCGTGAAGGTGCTGGAACAGAAACAAACCGTATTGATTACATTACTATAGCCTCAACTGGTAACTCAACAGATTTCGGTGATTTGTTGACAAACAAATACTATATGGCTGGCGCGTCCAGTCCCACAAGAGGGCTTTTTGCGGGCGGTAACAGTAGTCAAAACGTCATTCAGTATATTACAATAGCTTCAACAGGAAATGCGACTGACTTCGGAGACTGCACAGTTAGCCTAAATGGACGGGGTGGCGTTTGTTCAAAAACGAGAGCCGTCTTTGGTGGGGGCGACGCCAGCTCCAACGTAATGGATTATGTTGAAATTGCTACGACAGGTAACGCGACTGACTTCGGGGATTTAACTCAAGCCAGAGGTTATTTAACAGGGTTATCTTCTAATCACGGAGGACTTTCATAATGCCCAATTATCAAGGTGTATGGAGCCTTTCAACGCAGTATCAGAATGCTAGTGGTTGGCCTAGTCCGCCAATCAATGCTCTTAACCAACTTGGCTCCCTTGGAGGTTCCAATACTCAGGTTGATTACATCAACTTAGCGACTACAGGCAATGCAACTGATTTTGGCGATACTCTTGCGGCGGCGGGATATAGAGCAGCGGCGGCCTCGACTACAAGGGCGCTTTTTGCGGGAGGTTACGATGGTTCCATCATAAATCAGATAGAATTTACCACCATAGCGTCAACAGGTTCTTTTACTGATTTTGGAGACATTCTTTCAGCACAGTATGGCCTTAGAGGTTTATCCAACAGCACTAGGGGCGTGTTTGGTGGCGGAGATGGCGCGGGAACTGCAATTAACGTCATGCAATATGTAACTATTGCATCCGCAGGGAACGCTACAGATTTTGGTGACATGACAACAGGGAAATACCTAGCAGCGTCTTGCGCCTCTCCAACTAGGGGTATTTTTTCTGGGGGGACGACAACTTTTTCCCAGAGTACCGCTCAGAACATCATAGAGTATATTACGATCTCTTCTACAGGGAATGGAACTGATTTTGGTGATCTCACTCTTTATCGTTGGAACTTTGGTGGTTGCTCTTCTTCTGTTCGTGGTGTTTTTGGGGGCGGAAGGTTAAGCAACAATACCGAAACAAACGCTATAGAATATATTACTATTGCCTCCACTGGAAATGCTACTGATTTCGGGGACTTGACAGTTACTGGTGCGTCCACAATAGCGACCTCTGGAAGTAATGGAAGAGGTCTTTTTATCACAGAAAATACAATGGACTTTATTACTATTGCTTCAACTGGAAACGCTACTGACTTTGGTGATCCAACCGCTAACGTAAATAATTCCGCTGCGACTTCTGGCTCCCACGGAGGACTATCATAATGACTAAACGCTACCTCGGAAACATCATCACGCAGAACCCGACAGCTCCTGCTGGGCCTTTTGAGAATAGCGCAGCATCTGGCGTGTGGTCATTAGCTGAAGCACTAGCTTATCAGAAGGCGGGACTTTGGCCTACAGCGGGAAATATTGCTGAATATATTCATGGGTATGGGAACGGTAATGCAGCCAGAGGAAGAACTCTGGTGTCTTCTTTAGGTAATCAAGTTTCGTATGGTACATTTGGAGATGCGAGTGGTAACTACGAAGGGGGTTGTTCTTCTAATGTTCGTGGACTAGCGGCAGGGTCTAGTAACACTGTATTGTATTTTACACTTTCTACTGATGGTGGGACAACAGATTTTGGGGACAGGACAGTATCTGGACAATGTGAAAGCACCAGTAATAATACGAGGGGTGTCTTCTACAATAATGCAACAAATGTAATAGACTATGTTACAATCGCATCTGCGGGTAACGCCACAGATTTTGGTGATCAAGATTATATTGCAGGAAATACTGGAGTAGCCGCCGCTGCATCTACTACAAGAGCCGTTAGTGGTGGTGGTTGGGGGTCAGTAGTTTTTAACAAAATCTCGTATCTTACTTTTTCTTCAACTGGTAATGCTTTGGACTTTGGTGACTTAACTATTGAGCGAGGTTATTCAGCGGCTGTTTCAAACGGAACAAGAGCTTGTTTTTCTGGCGGTATGCAAAGCCCTAGCCCAACAACGTATACAAATGTAATAGACTACATTACAATAGCTTCAACTGGTAATGCTACTGACTTTGGAGACATGGTCTATGCCCAAGGAACGATTACTGGCTCCGCAGGGGCAACAAGAGGATTGTTTATGGGGGCTGATAGGGGTGTCTCAGGATTTACTAGCGCAGGAATGTATTATATTACTATCGCTTCCACTGGAAACTCTGTTTATTTTGGTGATTTAACTGTAGGAAATCCTGCTAGCCGTGGGGCTTCTTGTTGTAACGCCACTGTTGCAGTACAACCGTCATAGGGAGAAAACCATGAAAGATACGATACAAGAAACGGCACTAGCCACAGTAGACCTTAACATTCAGCTTCCATCTGCGAAGCCTGAGTACAAGTCCATGCTGGCTAATATTGCCGACAAGGCTCCTGCCATTGCTCAGGCGTCTAGCAATTTCTACAAGTCGCACTCGCAGATGATGAGCGTTACGCTGGACGTGACTGCGATTACGCCGATCCGCTCTGTGAAGCACAGCCTTGCTGAGATTGAGAAGACTAAAGCCGCTCTGCAAGAGGGCTACTTCAAGATGAAAAAGGAAGAGGTTAAGCTCAAAAAACTGGAGCGCAAGCTAGATGAAGAGACCGACGATCTTGAGCGTGAGATGCTTGAGATTAAGATTAACGAAAAGCAAGCCAACGCTGCATCCTCACACGGCTACGTCGAGGCTGCTGTCCGCAAGCTAAACTTCTTTACCAATCAGTACGAAAACCTGATGAAGAAGATTGGCAAGGAAGAGCTGACCGAGGCTGATTACGAGCTTGAGGAAGTCAAATATCACATTATGACCTGCATGAAGCAGGCGTTAAACTCTGCCCGTCCCCGCAATGGCGTGATTGACGAAGGCAATATGATCTACCTGTTTGATCTTGGTATCAATGCAGCGCAAGCGCAGCTTGAGGTTATGTCGTATCTCAATTGGGAGAACGAGCTTGTTAAGGAAGGCAAAGCACCAGAGCATTATCACACGGTGCAGTGGCTAGAGGCTTGCGCAGATAAGTGGGCGCATTGCCCCAGCGCCTTTGCAGAGAGCCGTGGGTTTGCTATACTCGACGAAACATCTTTGACTAACACACCACAGATAGAGGATAAAACTGATGGCTCATAAAGTAGTAAAATATCGCCTTGAAGCGGATGGGACTATCCCAACGTGGCTGACGTTTGGAGTTCCACAAGGTACAGGCGGCATGTATGCGGTTGCTGATCCAAATACAGCCTCGCCGCAAGATTGGATTATGATTGGCATTTCCGCAGATGGCGCTGACGTTTCTAGCGCTATTGAAGAAGTTACATCTAAGGCAAACTTGCAGACATACCTATCCAATACGGCAACTGCAAATAGTTGGACTGACGGTGATCCTGATGATCCGGACGCAACGGTTGCGTTTGACGCTGCCGCTCACGCTCAACGTGTTTGGGATGATCTTGACGCTCTGAACGCATAAGGTAAGACAATGGATAAGCAAACAGTAAGCAGCGCGCATAAGAGGATTGATGGGTTAGAAAAAGAGGTAATTGCTATGCAAACCGAAATGAAGATCCAATTCAAAGATTTGTTCGGACGTGTAAAACGAATGGAAACTATTATGATTGCGGCGACTGCCTCTATTATAGGTTTACTCGTTGCTGTCTTGATGAAGATGTAAGGGCGTACTAATGAGCTATACGATGACATATGACAGCTTACTGGTAGATCTTCGGAGATACTTAGAGCGAGGATTTACTCAATCGAGTGACCAAATCGTTTTTGATCAGCTCCCTCGTTTGATTACCCTAGGCGAAAGACGTATAGCTCGTGAATTAAAAATAGAAGGTTTTATAAGAGCGGTTAATTTACCCTTGGTCGTGGGAACTTCTACTTATTTGAAGCCTGACAGGTGGAGAGATACAGTTTCTATGACTGTTGGAGGAACTTCTATTTTTGCTAGATCTTATGAATACTCTAGGAATTACTGGCCAAATGAAGCAGAAACAGCAGCACCTCAGTTTTATGCAGATTACGATTATCAACACTGGCTTATAACTCCGACTCCGTCAACTGCTCAGACATGTGAAATACTTTATTATGAACAGCCAGCTCTTTTGGGTGATGATCTGCAAAGTAACTGGTTAACTGAATATGCCCCAGACGTTCTTCTCTATGCGTCATTGTTAGAAGCTACTCCATTCTTAAAAAATGATGAAAGAGTACCTACTTGGCAATCGATGTACGATAGAGCTGCTCAGGCGTTAAGCGGAGAAGACTTAGCAAGAATTATGGATAGATCCGCAAATAGGAGTGAAGCATAATGCCTAATTATACCGATGTCTTTGGTGGCGCAAATATATACCCCAGTGAAATAAGTTATAGCTCAGTTGCTTTAAGCGCAAACATTGTATTAAGCTGGCCAGAAGAAACTTCAACTAATATAAATTTAGCCACTAGAATAATGGATGTGACTCCTAGCTCGAGTGGGCTAACTATAACTTTACCTGATGCGACAAAAAGCGGGACTGGTAACACTATATTATTTAACAATAAAGGCAGTCATACATTCACTGTACTGAACGCTGGCGGTATTCAAGTAGGTACAATAGCAGCTGGGCAGCTATGGCAAATATACTTAACTAATAATACCACTTCCAATGGTACATGGGAGCTACTTCAGTATGGAGCGACAACATCTAGTGCTAATGCTTCAGCTTTGGCAGGCACTGGTATTGTTGCAGTAGGGGCATTACTTTCTCAATCAGTGCCTATAACAGGATTCAATAGTAATTTTACAGCTACTATCGATTCTAGAGCGATAATGTTTAATTGGACAGGAGCAGGGGGAGTATTGACTCTACCCGATCCGACAGTGGTGACTAACAACTGGTTTATATATGTAAGAAATTCAGGCTCAGGTCAAGTTGCAGTCACTCCTCCTGGATTAACAACTGTTGATGGAGTATCTCCTAAACCATTTCAACCAGGAGAGTCAGCAATAGTAGCATGCGATGGTGTAAACTTTTATACGATTGGTTTTGGTCAATCTGCTACTTTCGCTTTTGATTACACAGTAATTGACGTACCTGGAAGTGGTGATTACACCTTAACAGGCACAGAATTAAATAGGGTTGCATATAGGTTCACTGGGATATTAACTGGTAATAGAAATATAATAATACCTGCTACAGTTCAACAGTATTGGATAGATAATAGAACAACAGGTGCTTACACATTTACAGTAAAAGTATCAGGTCAAACTGGGGTCGTGTTAGCTACTAATGAAAGAGGTATATTTTACTGCGACGGAAATGACATCATAGATGCTGACACAGCAACTGTTTCTTTACCTCTACAAGTAAGTCAAGGTGGTACAGGAGCAACTTCTGCAGGAGCAGCTTTGATAAATTTAGGAGGTACGTCAACAGGTATAGCATTGTTTGAAGCTACAAATCAAGCAGCTGCTTGGACTGCATTAGGTCTTGCTCAAACAGGTAATATAAATGGAGGCACGTTCCCCTAATGGCCATCCAGACAGCAGTTTTAAAGTCTTCCCCTGGCATAAAAAGGGATGGTACTAAATTTGAAGGTGACAATTACACTGACGGACAGTGGGTGCGCTGGCAGAGAGGCTTACCTCGTAAAATGGGAGGTTTTAAAACAACTCAAAAATACCTGCAAGAGCTAAGTAGAGGGTTTTCTACTTTCACTCAACAGAATTATGTTTATTGTCATTCTGGAGGAGACACCACATTAGATAGGTTTACTTTAGATGCGACAGGTAACAGCTCAATCGTTACCGATAGAACTCCTACTTTACAATATGCCTATGGAACAGTGACTTTGATTGGCGGTTCAGGCTCTGTTGACATGATAGCGGTTAATGGCGTTGATATCATGTCTGGATCAGTGCCTTTCAATACTGATATAAATCAAACAGCAACCGATGTAGCCTCTAATATTACGGCTCATACGAGTAACCCTAATTATACAGCTACAGCCAATAATGCTATAATCACCATAACATCTTCAACAGGAGGAGATTCAGTTAATGGTTATATCATCACAAATACATTAACAACCCTAACGTCTACTATCGTTAATATGAATTACGGTTCAGATGCCCTTATAAATAGTGAATACAATCTTTGGATGTTTGATGTTCAATATGACTCTTCAACCAGTCAAAATTATTTAATTTCTCACGTAGCTCCTAATTTAGATTGTATATGTAATGATAGAGATGGACGGATATTTTTTGGTGAAGTTTTAGGCACTGGAATACTTCAAAGTATAACTCTACCTGCTGGGGCTAATGCTACAGGCGGTATTGTCAGTCTTCATCCGTATTTATTTTATTATGGGACTGATGGAGTTATAGGACATTCCGTACCAGGAGAGCCTACAGATTTGAATGGAACAGGCTCAGGTTTAGCCAGAGTTTGGGGGCAAAAAATCATTAAAGGTATGCCGATGAGAGCAGGTTCGGGTACAGCTCCTGCGGGATTATTTTGGGCTTTTGATGCAGTTCTTAGAGCGACTTTTACAGGAGGCAGTACTATATTTCAATATGATGTTATAGCTACTGGAACATCAATAATGTCTCCTCAGTGTGTGGTAGATTATGACGGAGTGTTTTATTGGGTGGGAGTTGACAGGTTTTACATGTTCAATGGTGTTGTTAGGGAAGTTCCAAACACAATGAATTTGAATTACTTTTTTGATAATATAAACGTCAATCATCAAACTAAATGTTTCGGTTTTCAAATACCTAAATACGGTGAAATATGGTGGTGTTATCCCAAAGGCACTGCTACTGAATGCACCCATGCGGTGGTCTTCAATGTTAGAGAAAATACTTGGTATGACACAGAATTACCTAACGAAGGTCGCTCTGCAGGGCATTTTAATAATTCCTTTGCCGCTCCTATTTTAACGGGAGTTCAATCAACTCCTCTTCCTTTAGACCCGATGACGGTGTACGCAGTCACGGTTGCTAATCCTGGAAGCGGCAATAAATACTATGTGGATGGGGTGCTGCAACCTACATTAAATCTTACAGAAGGCAACGTATATAAATTTGATCAATCAGCAGCAAGTAATGCGGGGCATCCTTTTAGGCTTTCCACCACTTCTGACGGCACTCATGGAGGAGGTAGCGAATACTCTAGTGGAGTAATAACTGTAGGCACTCCAGGAACGGCAGGTTCCTATACTCAAATAACTGTTCCAGTTTCAGCGCCCACCTTATATTACTATTGTAGTATCCATAGCGGTATGGGAGGGCAACTTAATACCTTAACCTTAGGTGACGGTTTTAAAGTGTGGCAGCATGAATTTAAAGTTGACGAATATGACGGTCCTGCGGTGAGTCCAATACAGTCTTATTTTGAAACAGCAGATCTATCAACTTTAGTCACTGGTAAAAATGAGTATTTGAGAATAACTACTTTAGAACCAGATTTTGTTCAAACAGGTGACATGACTGTTAATGTTACAGGTAGGGCTAATTCTAGAGCTCCTGAAGTAATAGGGACTACTTTCACATTTCCTGATACGGCAGCGCAACCTTATGAACAAATCGTCATGTTGAAAGAACAAAGAAGAGAGTTACGAGTTAGATTTGAGTCTAATTCATTATATGGTGATTATCAAATGGGTCAAATAATTGGTCATTTTGATAGCGGTGATGGGACGGATTTAGGATAATGGCGTTAAGTGTAACATTACCAGTAGGGATAAGTTTACAAGACTGGGCAGATTGCCTAATTACAGATTTTAGTAATTTCGGTGCGTATTACCCTTTAGAAGACCCTGCAAAGTGGCAGGATTGGGCAAGTCAATACGACAGAGCTACTAATTTAATAGAAGATTT